GTAGTAAAAAACGTAGATGACTATCTACTAGGCCCACTGTCTAAAGCTTTCTTTAACTTTAATATGCAGTTTGACTACGATGAAGAGATCAAAGGTGATCTTGATGTTAAAGCTCGTGGTACAGAAAGCTTGATGGCTAATGAAGTACGAAGCCAACGACTGATGTCTTTCTTACAAGTTGTACAGAATCCAGTACTAGCACCATTTGCTAAGATGGATTATATTATTCGTGAGATTGCTAAGTCTATGGAGCTTGATCCAGATAAAATTGTGAACTCTATATCTGATGCTTCAATACAAGCAGAGATACTTAAGAAGTGGAAAGAGTCTAACCCAACCCCACCAGCACCTCAAGCAGGTCCACAAGGCCAACCACCAGCTGGTCCTCCAGGAGCACAAGCAGGTGACACACAAGGTGGTGGTGGTGGAAACATAGGCACTGGTTCAGTACCTACACCAGGAGAACCTGGATTTACAGCTAACACTGGCAAAGGTGCTGCATGAACAATCTAAAGCCTTTAGTAAATAATAAACCCCTATGGGATTTTTTTTTAGAAGAGATGGATGTTAGATTATCTAATGTACATAGGATGATGGAACAGGCTTCAGATGCAGAAAGTTTATACAGATTACAGGGACAAGCATCTGCTTTTCGTAAACTAAAACAGCTTAGGGAATATGTTAATGGATAATCAAATGAAAATGTTTGAGAACGGTGGCATTGCAGATGATGGTATGAACCGTGATCCAGTATCAGGTAATGAAGTACCCTCAGGTTCACTTGCTAAAGAAGTTCGTGATGACATCCCAGCACAACTATCAGAAGGTGAGTATGTAGTACCTGCTGATGTGGTACGTTACTTTGGTGTACGTGTATTTGAAGATATGCGTAGAGAAGCCAAGATGGGCTTACAACAGATGGAACAAGATGGTAGAATTGGTGGAGAACCTATTGCACCTGAAGGACAATCTAAAGGTTTAACTGGTGAAGATCTTGCAGGCCTTGAGAAAATGCTAAGTGGATCTGGTATGGCTGATGGTGGCTTAATGGATAAACTAGAGTATACAGTTAAGAATGATCCAGTAATTAATAGTATAATGAAAGAACAAGGATCTCCTGTAGCTTTTGCTGAAGGTGGGGTAACTCAAGCTCTTTCTAATAGCCCTAAAAAAATAGATGAAGCTATTAATAAATTTATGGAGTTAGCTAGGCAAAATCCAAGTATGATGGAAGAGTTAGCTGGAAGAGGTATACAAGTTAATAGAACAAAGATTGATCAAAAACCTGAGCAAATGCAAGAACGTAACTCTCCACCAGAAACAACTAATCCAATAACTAAAAAACCTATTGAAGCTGCTGCGGGTACATATGCTACTCCAGGAGCATCTTATGCAACAAGTCAAACGTATGTTCCTTCACAGTTTGGCACACTAGGTGGATCTCAAATATATCAAGGAGCTACAAGAGTTCCGTTTAGTGGACAACAAGAAGCTCCACCTGTAACTACAGTATGTCCTCCTGGTCAAATCTTTGATCAAAAAACTCAGATGTGTGTTATTGATCCAATGCAAAATCAAGGCAATGATGATGATAACTCTAAGCCACCTGAAGAAAGAGATTATACTGACTATCTTAATTCTTATGGATCAATAGATTGGTCTGACTCAGAAGCTTTTAATAAGTATCTTACTGATGTTGGAACTCCTTTAACAGCTGAAGAAAAAGCTGCCAACAAATCATCTATGCCTGGTATTCTGGGAGCTTTAGTTGGTACAGTATCACCAGCTTTACAAGAAGTAGATACTTTAGCTAAACTTAAAGCAGCAGAGTTAATAGCACAAGCTTCAAGAAATCCAGAAGCTGCAAAAGCTGCTCAACTTCAAATAGAAACATTTTTAAAAGGTTCAGGTAAATTTGCAAATAGTGGTCTAGGTCAGGGCATGGCTGGTAATGGCTATGGCTTTGCTAACGCTATCTTTGGAGATAAGTTAAAATTAAAAGGCCTTAATATAAATGATCAAAAAAATTGGACTGATGTAGAAGTACAAACCTTTAAAGATATTATGGGTGTTAGCAGTAAACCAGAAATTAAAACTGAGGTTAAACCTATTGTTAAACCTAGAAGAAAAACTGCTAAACAAATTCAAGACTCTAAAAGTGATGCAGGACTAGCTCAAGCTAAAAAAATTAGACAAAAACAAGGAGACAGTGGACCATCTGCTGCAGAAAAACAAAGAGCTAGAGCTAACCAAGATAAAATAAGTAAAAAACAAAAAGAAAAAATTGTAGACTCTGGACAAACTTATAGTAATAGCAAATTCAATGATGCTTCTAAATCAATTAAAGAAATGAAAGACAAAGGTACATTTAATGTAGGAGGTCGTGCTGAAGGAGGATTAATGAAACGTAACTTAATAAAGTAATAATACAACGATAAGGCTACCCAGCTATACTGCTGGCCCCAACATAAGGAATATAATATGCCTGAACTAAATACAATAGAATCCCCAAAGACTGTAGGTTTTGTAGACCGTGGTTATAACCAAACTAAAAAACGTGCAGCAATGGAAGCTGAAGAAAAAGAAATTGCACGACTAGAGGCAGAGGCCCGTGGAGAAGAGTACGAAGAAGAACCCAATGGCGAAGGATCTGAGACAACCGAAGTATCGGATGCAAGTAATCCCAAACAAAAAGAAGCCACAGCGGAAGGTGAAACATCGGAAGATGACTCAGACCTAAACCGTGAAGAAAAATCTTTTAAGAAACGTTATGGTGATCTTCGTCGTCATATGGCAGAAAAAGAAAAAGACTGGCAAGAACGTATCAGTGCAATAGAGTCCTATCAGAATGGTGATAGTATTGTAGCTCCTAAGTCAGATCAAGATATTGAAGAGTGGGCAGCACAGAATCCTGATGTTGCTGGCATAGTAGAAACTATTGCAGCTAAAAAAGCTAAAGAAATGTTTAGTAAGGCAGAGACACGCTTACAACATTTAGATGAAATGCAGAGTGAAACTTTACGTAAGACAGCGGAATCAATTATTGTAGAGTCACATTCAGACTTTGTAAAGATCCGTGAGTCAGATGACTTTCATGATTGGGCAGATGAACAACCTAAGTGGGTTCAGGATGCAGTATATGAGAATGCTGACGATGCTCGTTCTGTAGTAAGAGTTCTTGATCTTTATAAGATCGACAAAGGAATGACCAAAGAAGCTAAGAAAGCTAATACTAAAGCAGCTGCTTCAATGGTTAGTAAGACTTCAAAGACTAAAGTGGATGCTAATGACGTTGACGGACAAATCCGTGAGTCTGATGTAGCTAAGATGTCCTCTAAAGACTTTGAAACTAACATGGATGATATTAATAAAGCCATGCGTAATGGTAAATTCGTCTATGATATTTCTGGAAGTGCACGTTAACACTTGACAAATGTTCAACTAGAAGTATAACTAAAGGCAGATTACAATGAGCCTCCACTAGGACTACCTCGTACTCTGCTTCCCAAAACTGAAACACACTATTAAGAACTACCTGATTAAGTACAGGCCCAAGTTTATATCGGTTGGCCGACTGATTTAACTTGCACCCTAGAAAACTCTCAGCCTCTTTAAAAATGTTGTTTAGTTTATTGAGTCGAGATGCACAGCAACTGACTCTTAAATGAGATGTGTATCTCAATTTCGAAAGCCAAACACTTAACAGGAGGATTTATCTCATGGCTTTTACAACCGCAACAGGTTATGGCAACTTACCAAATGGTAACTTTAGCCCAGTAATCTATTCAAAAAAAGTACAACTTGCTTTCCGCAAGAGTACTGTATGTGGCGACATTACAAACTCAGATTATTTTGGTGAAATTGCATCACAAGGTGATACAGTAAAAATTATCAAAGAACCTGAGATCAGTGTATCTTCATATGCACGTGGCACAAACGTCACGGCCCAAGATTTACAGGATGACGATTTTTCATTAGTCATTGATAAGGCTAACTATTTTGCCTTTAAGATGGATGATATTGAAGAAGCTCATACTCATGTAAACTTCATGGACCTTGCAACCAATCGTGCTGCATATCGTTTAGCTGACAATCATGACCAAGAAGTTCTTGGCTATATGTCTGGCTATGCACAGTCTGCTCTACATAGCAAAGCTGATGCCCTTAACACAACTGTTAATGGTACTAAAGCTGTAAGCTCTGCAGGTGCGAATGAGTTACTATCTTCAATGCAGCTCCACAAGGGCGATTTTGGAAATATAACTACTACGTCTGCTGGCACTCACTCAATTCCTGTGACTGCACGTATGCCAGGTGCTACCTCGTTACCAACTGCTACTGTTTCACCAGCGATGATAATCTCACGCATGAAACGTTTGCTCGACCAACAGCAAGTTGACTCACAAGGTCGCTGGCTAGTAGTTGATCCAGTGTTCATGGAGATCTTAGCTGATGAAGATTCACGCCTAATGCAATCTGATTGGGGTGAAGCTGGTGGACTACGTAATGGTTTGACCTTAAATAACTTCCACGGTTTCCGTGTATATACTTCGTCTAATCTTCCTGCACTAGGAACTGGACCAGGTACATCAGGTACAGCTAATCAGCTGACTAACCTTGGAGTAATTATTGCTGGTCATGACTCTTCTGTAGCTACTGCAGAGCAGATCAACAAGACAGAAACGTATCGTGACCCTGACAGCTTTGCTGACATCGTTCGTGGTATGCACTTATACGGTAGGAAGATACTTCGTCCAGAAGCTATTGTTACTGCTCGTTATAACGCAGCATAGGGGAGACATAAACTATGGCTACTTTTGACATGACTTCCATTGATACCGCTGGTGTAGGAGCAAACGTTCTTGCTGTTCCTACAGTTGTTGGTAACAATGTTCGCACCATTGAAGCAATCTTAGATATTGATGCTATGATTACTGCAGGTGCTACTATTGCTAATGGTGACATTTTCCAACTGTTAGAAATTCCTGCTGAATCAGTAATTGTTGCTGCTGGCGCAGAAATTATGAAGTCCTTTACTGCAAGTTGTACTTGTAATATTGACTTCGGTGCTGGAGATGACATCGTTGACGGTGCTGCACTTGACGCTGCTGCTGGTACTTACCTTGTAAAAGGTAGTAATG